AAAGTAGATTCAGCTGATTATAGTGCATTTGATGCATCTAATAATCCAGTTGTGATGCTTAAAGCTCTAGAAGTTATACAAAATTGGTATGAAGTACAGGGTCTCACAAAATATGCAGAGGCCCGACATACCATTTTCTTAGAAGTTATTAATGCTAAGATCACATTCTTAGGTGATGTATATGAGATGGAAGGCTCATTGCCTTCTGGCTCTTATCTCACATTAGTAGTTAACTGTCTTACCAATATGTTATTACTGAGATATTCTTACTTCTCATTAGTGCCACGGGAGGTTCGTTCAGCAACCTTTAACAAGGATGTTGTCTTAGTGGTTCTAGGAGATGATAATATATATTCAGCAAAAGAGGAAATATCGGATGTTTTTACTCCTCTGTTGATTTCTCAGAAAGTAGCAGAACTTGGTTTTCAGATGACCTCTGATACCAAGGGCGATTTAGGCGGCTGGAGAGACATCACAACAGTCTCTTTTTTGAAGAGAACATTTGTCTGGTGTGGTCCTCTTGGCAAATATATGGGAGCTCTTTCATTAGAGACTCTTATGTCGACGCCTTATTGGTCTAAGAAAGGTCCATTGTACACTAAAATTTTTGTAGATTGTGTAAATTTCTTTTATAGAGAACTCTCATTGCATTCCCCGGCTATCTGGGAGAAGTACGTACATATTATGTATAATTCTCTTAGGCAATTAGGGGATATATTACTAGAGAGACCAGATTTCCATAACTTGAATCAAAGTTTTTGGAGGGATCAGGTCTTACATTCTCCAGTGTTTTTGTGTGACTATTAAGGTCACCCGGTCGCACTTACCGTAAATGTGCACGCACTTTGTGCAAAACATATACCCTGGATACCCAATTATTGTATATAAATAGGAGTCTAAGCAAAACATTAATTGAGGCTTTGTATATGTATGACGTGTGCTATTTAGCATTACTACCAGGATGCGTCGAATGCAGCCCATTCAAAATCCAGGATAAACTCCTACGCTCTGTTTGTTAGGTCTATCACAGAGAAGAGATAATGACCTGCTGAAAATAAAAATGATAATAAAACCACCGTCACACTACCAGTGGAAGTAGTTGAAGGTGAAACTAGAAATGTTTCCACTACGCAATATATCGAGGATAACACTGTAGCTGTAGCTTCCAATGTTACTTCGGTTAGTCAATTTGATAATTACTTTTCTCATTCTTCCAGTGTAGAATCTGATTCTATTATCAGATATCTCTCAAAACCCTTCGAAATAAAGGTGGGTCAGTTTTCTCTCGGGGATACTGCTACTACCTTCACGACGAATCTTTTCCCTTATGATTTCCTGAGTAATACAATTTACCACAGGAAAGTTCAGGGTTTCTTGGGGTTTAGAGGTACATTGGTCTTGCGATTACAAGTTAATGGTGAACGTTTTCAACAAGGGAGGTATATGCTCTGCGCTGTTCCTCTTGGAGGTTTTACTAGTGAAAACAAAGCTGTTGATTACTTCAATTGTCACGCTCATACTCTAGTGCAGAGGAGTCAATTGCCACATGCAGAAATTGATATTGCTACTCAAACTGCTTGTGAACTAAGACTTCCCTACACTATGGTTTACGACTTTTATTCGCTACAGTTGATGCCTGATGCTTTTAGGGATGTTGAATATTATGTTAAAATATTCCCCTATGCACCATTGACTACCGGAACAGGATCTCCTAATGCTAAATTCACTTTGTGGGCACATTATGAGGATGTTGAGCTTGTAGGACAAGCTTTGCCAGTAGAATTACAATCTGGTAGAGCAAAAGTCAAGTCTAAGAATACTATGAGAGGAGCAAATCCATCTGAGAGAGAGGCAAAGAGCGCTGGTGTCGGCCCTATTGAGTCGATGGCGATGAAGGTATCTAAAGCTTCTTCTTATTT